CATGGTCAAAATGGACCCAGCGCAGGAAGAAGCTGTACGCGAAGTGCGTGACCAAGAAACTGGCGGTCTGATCGAAAAGATTTACAACCCCGGCGTTGGTACATACGACGTTATGGTCACTACTGGCCCCGGCTACATGACCAAGCGTCAAGAAGCACTCGACGCTATGAGCCAGATTCTGCAATCCAACCCACAACTTTGGGCTGTTGCAGGCGATCTGTTCATTAAGAACATGGATTGGCCCGGCGCGCAGGAAATGGCAGAGCGGTTCAAGAAAATCCTTGATCCTAAAGTACTTGCTACAGACGATCAGTCACCTGAAATGGTCGCTGCACAGCAGCAAATGGAAGTTATGGGCCAAGAACTCAACCGCATGGTCGATATTATTGAAGGTGTTCAGGCTGACGTTGCGAAGCGTGAAGTAGACATCAAGGAATACAAGGCACAGGTAGACGCTTACGACGCGGAAACAAAACGTATCAGCGCGATGCAAGCAGGGATGACAGAAGAGCAAATTCAGGATATTGTCATGGGAACGATTGCTGGCGCGCTAGACACAGGTGATTTGATTAGTGGATCGCCTGAAATGCGTGAGCAACCTGACATGACCGAAGAAATGCCTCCGCAACAACCAATGCCAGAAATGGGCGGTATGCCTGAGATGCCACCTGAAGGAATGATGGAATGACCGTAAGCCTCAAACATACCTTTACGTCAGCCAAAACTGACAGCCTTGACACGTCACTTGTTCAGCCATCCAACTGGAACGCAGAACACGAACTGACGGCTGCTGCCGGTAAAGTTCTTGGCCGCGACACGTCTGGTGCAGGCGCGGTGCAAGAATTGCCGATCTCCGTTACGTCTGCGGGCAATGTTACTATACCTAACAATTTTGCCGTTACAGGTACTGTGTCGCTTACCAACGCACTTACTGTTCCAAACGGCGGCACAGGCGCAGCTACGCTGACAGCTAACAGCGTCCTAATCGGCAACGGCACGTCGGCTGTGACTGCTGTCGCGCCGGGTGCAGTGGGCAACACCTTAACCAGCAATGGAACATCATGGACCTCGGCAGCAGCCGCACCAAGCGCGGTTCAATACCCTCAAAATAGCCAATCGGCAAACTACACGCTGATAATAACCGACGCCGGTAAGCAGATATTTCACCCTGTATCCGACGTTGCTTTTCGCACTTACACAATTCCTGCAAACGCCAGCGTAGCATTTCCTATTGGGACGGTTGTTCTGTTCACGGTAGAAAACGGCGGAATAGCGGTTACTGTTGCTATTACAAGCGACACGCTTGTTTTTGGTAACGGAACAACCGGCTCATTGGTTGTTGCACCCAGTAATACGCTTATGGCTATCAAGGTCACTGCTACGAAGTGGATGGCAAATTACTTATATCAAACAGGTTCTCCGGGCCAATTCGTGCAGTCTATTGCTGTAGCGCACAGAAGTACGAACGCCGTCACCGCATATCCTTGGTCGGTTTCAGGTTTTGGTACTAAATACGCCAACCCGGCTACGGTGCCTGTCGGTGATGGCAACGGCGTAGCGTTTTCACCTACGGGTAACGCTATAGCTGTAGCAAGCGCAGGATCACCCTTTGTCACCGCATACCCGTGGTCTGGTTCTGGCTTTGGTACAAAGTTTACCAATCCAGCTACGCTGCCCACGGGCGCCGCCCAAGGCGTAGCGTTTAACCCAGCGGGCGACGCTATTGCCGTAGTGCACACCACAACACCTTTCGTCACAGCATACCCGTGGAGCAGTTCTGGGTTTGGCACTAAATATACCAATCCAGCTACACTGCCTACTGGCACAGGCCGAAGCGTAGCGTTCAGTCCTTCAAGCAACGCCATAGCCGTAGGGCACGACGCATCTCCTCTTATTTCTGCTTACCCGTGGAGCGGCTCCGGCTTCGGCACTAAGTTTACCAATCCAGCTACACTACCGACTGGTGCTGGCGACGGCGTAGCCTTCAGTCCTGCGGGTGATGCCATAGCTGTAGCGCACGACAACACACCCTACATTACAGCTTACCCGTGGAGCGGTTCTGGGTTCGGCACTAAGTTTACCAATCCCGCTACATTACCGACTGGTAATGGCAACGGCGTAGCGTTCAGTCCTGCGGGTAATGCCATCGCCGTAGCGCATGCCACAACACCATTCATCACCGCCTACCCGTGGAGCGGCGCCGGCTTTGGTACTAAGTTTACCGACCCAGCTACGCTGCCCCTAGCTGATGCTTACAGCGTAGCTTTCAACACAGCAGGCGACGCTATAGCTGTAGGATACGAAAATACTACCCCCTTCATCTCCGCCTACCCTTGGTCTGGCTCAGGCTTTGGTACTAAGTTTGCTAACCCAGCTACACCGCCTACTAGCGATAGCAGGGGCATAGCTTTTACAACCGGCACATAGGAAAAAATATATTATGATATACACACAACTCAGCGACGATTACAAATACGACACCATAGCGGATGCCATGTACGCACGCGAGATTGAGCATTTCCATTACGACTTTGACCGCAGGAACTTTGAGCATCTGCTGGCAAACGCTACAGACAACGAGTTTGCGGCCAATGTAGCAGAACGGCTGAACAGCACGCGCAAAGAAATGGGCAACGTAGAGGCCATTATGTCGGCGTTGAAAGAGCAGATTGAAGACCAAGCCGCATACGCTGCGGCTGTTGTACGTGTAACCGCCAAGCGGGAAGCAAAGGAAGCAGAATAATGTGGTATGTCCAAGCCCAAGGCGACACCTTCATACGGCACATCTTTGATGTAGAGCCGACGCAGTGGGACGCGGATAACTATTGTTACGCGCGCGCGTTAACACCTGAACAGGTCGAACATTTTGGTGTACACAAGAAACAGATCGTCACGCCGCCATATCACGACCCCGCAACGCAGAGTCTTGAAGAAGGCCCAGCCGTATTGGTCGATGGTGTCTGGACGCAGAACTACATCGTAACGGACCTTGATGCAGACGCGTCAGCCGCAAAGGTCGGAGCGCAATGGACTGTCATTCGTGCTGAACGCAACAAGTTGCTGGTCGAATCCGATTGGACGCAATTACCTGACGCGCCTGTAGATGCTGCTGCATGGGCCACATATCGTCAAGCCTTACGCGACGTAACGACCCAAGCTAACCCGTTTGCTATTGTCTGGCCCGAAAGTCCATCATCATGAAATGCGCTGATTTTGTAGGCACACTGTTTCTCGCGCGCGATGTAGCCCATTCGACGCACCTGAACACACGCAGCTTTGCCAAGCACTCTGCCTTGAACACTTTCTATGACGAAGTGATCGAACTGGCTGACAAATTTGCTGAAGCCTACCAAGGCAAATATGGCCTAATCGGTCCTATTTCGCTTATGTCAGCTAAGAAGACAAACAATATTGTCGCGTTTCTTGAAGGTCAGCTAGACGAACTTGAGGAAATGCGGTATAAAGTCGTTGATAAGGATTGCACTCCAATCCAAAACATTATCGACGAGATTTTTGGGTTGTATTATTCAACCTTGTACAAATTGAAATTTTTGGCTTAGGATAATACATATGGCTGCTACTTTTGTATCTTTGAGTGCTACCGCACAAGTCAAGGTTGGTCTTGGTAAACTGAAGGGTATTTTTGTATCTTCAGGTACCGTTCCAACTGTCGCTGTTTACGACAGCGCGACGGCATCCACCAGCGATCCAGTTATATTAAACACTTTTACGTCAGCCACTCCCGGACTCTATACGTTCACCGGCGACGATGGCGGCGTAGGTTTTAGCAAGGGTTTGTATGTCGTTCTTGGCGGCACAACACCCAAGGCAAGCATTTTTTACGAGTAAACCTTACTCAGAAAACCGTACTGGTGCGGCACATCAGGAACTCCATAGGAGTTAAACATGGACGAAACAGTCCCCAACGTAGCGGATGCCTCCGCGCCAGAACTCGAAGCCACGGCAGCAATCGAGCCTGTAGAAAACACGACGCCGGAAACGCCTGCTGAACAGGAAGCAAATAAGTCCTTCACACAAGAAGAACTTGACGCAATTGTTGGCAAGCGCCTCGCAAGAGAACAGCGCAAATGGGAGCGCGAACAGGCTCAAAGAGCAGAGGAAGTACAGGCCCGCCAACAAGCTGGCTATGATATTACTCCTGATCAATTTGAGACTTATGAGGATTACGCAGAGGTTTTGGCCGAACGTAAAGCTGAAGAATTGCTGGCACGGCGAGATACTGCCCGTCAGCAAGCTGAAATGCAGGATGCCTACCATGATCTAGAAGAGGCGGCGCGGGACAAATATGATGACTTTGAACAAGTCGCATACAACCCCAACCTACCGATTACCGATTTCATGGCGCAAAGCATCCAAGCGTCAGACGCAGGCCCAGACGTTCTATATTATCTCGGCTCTAATCCGAAAGAAGCTGATCGTATTGCCCGTCTAGCGCCAATTTTGCAGGCAAAAGAAATTGGAAAACTTGAGGCTTCATTGTCCTCAAATCCGCCGGTTAAAAGAACTTCAAACGCCCCGGCTCCGATTGCGCCTGTCACAGCACGTTCTACTGGGTCAAACCAGTTTGACACCACCGACCCTCGTTCGACTAAGTCGATGAGTACGTCGGAATGGATCGAAGCAGAACGTATGCGGCAGATCAAGAAGTACGAGGCACAACGCAACAGATAATTTGGGATTATTACCATGTCTAACTCGATTTTAACAATTGATATGATCACGCGGAAGGCTCTAGAAATTCTAGAGAATAACCTTGTGCTGACACGTAACGTAAACCGCCAGTACGACGATAGCTTTGCTGTCGAAGGTGCTAAAATTGGCTCAACCCTGCGTATCCGTCTTCCAGACCGTGCGCTTGTAACTGACGGCGCAGCCCTTCAGGTACAGGATGACAACGAGCAGTTCACAACACTGCAAGTTTCCACCCAGAAGCACATCGGCGTCAACTTCACGACTGCTGAATTGACGATGCAGCTTGACGATTTCGCAGACCGCGTTCTCAAGCCACGTATCTCGCAGCTTGCTGCCAGCATCGACGCTGACGTTGCTAACTCGTTCTTGACCATCGGTAACACTGTTGGCACGCCCGGCACTACGCCAGCTACTTCGGCTGTTCTTCTTGCTGCACAGCAGAAGCTCAACGAAAACGCTGCTGTAATGTCGCCACGCTATGCGACTGTTAACCCAGCCGCCAACGCTGGTTTGGTCGAAGGTCTGAAGGGTCTATTCAACCCAACCGACACGATCAGCAAGCAGTTCAAGAATGGCATGATGGGTACAGGCGTACTTGGCTACGACGAAATCAATATGTCGCAGTCCATCAAGCAGTTCACCACTGGTTCGCGTACTGCAACTGGCGGCACGACTTCGGCTGCAATCACTACTGAAGGTGCAACCACCATCGCCATCACTGGTGCTGGTGCAGCCGGCGTAGTCAAGGCAGGCGACGTTTTCACTGTAGCTGACTGCTTCCAAGTTAACCCACAAACCCGTGAAAGCACTGGCTCGTTGTTCCAGTTCGTTGCGTTGGCTGATGTCACACTCAGCGGCGCTGGCGCAGGTAACGTAACTGTTGCACCGATCTACTCGGCTGCACAGGCACTTGCCACTGTCAACACGCTGCCCGGCAACTCCAAGGCGATCATCTTTGTTGGTACGGCTTCTACGCAATACGCGCAGAACCTTGTATACCACAAGGACGCTATCACCTTCGCAACCGCCGACCTTCTGCTCCCACAGGGCGTAGATATGGCTTCGCGTCAGGTACACAACGGCATCAGCTTGCGCGTTGTTCGTCAGTACGACATCAACAACGACCGTCTGCCTTGCCGTATTGACGTTCTGTACGGTTACAGCACGATCCGTCCGCAGATGGCTGTCCGGATGTGGGGTTAATCTAATACCGGCCCTCGGTTCGCCGGGGGCCAATTATTCTAAAGGATTTTTACTATGCCTACTTTACCTAATGGCGCTGGCGGTTACCAAGTTGGTGACGGCAATCTCGGCGAAATCACTTTTGGTGTTTCATCTATCCCGACTGCACTTACCGCAGCGGCTACTCTGACCACTGCCGAATTGGCTGGTGGCCTTGTTGTCTACACTTCGGCCAGCACGGCAGACATCACGCTTCCTACGGTTGCGCTTGTCAACGCCGACTTCAGCAGTGCAAAAGTCTACTCGTCTTTTGACATTTCTTTGGTCGCTACCAGCACCGGCGTTCCTACTATCGTAGTAGGCACCGGCTGGACCTTGGTTGGTTCAGGCGCAGGCGTTGCATCCAAGAGCGTACTGTTCCGCGCAGTCAAGACAAGCGAAACAACGTACAACTTGTACCGTATCGCTGGCTAATAGGTTTGCCCCGACTACGGTCGGGGCATCCTTTTCAGGAGAAAATCAATGCCTAATACAAAACCTATTGGTGTTGCATACCTCGACCAAGACATTATTGGCGCACAATTTGTCTTGGCTGATGAGCAAATCGGCTACACCGCCGCAGCACAAGGCACAGTCACACAGGCGACAGATAAGTCAACTGCTGTTACGTTGAACAAGCCTGCTGGCCGCATCACCATGAACAACGCGTCGTTGGCTACTGCCACTAACGCTACGTTTACGTTGAACAACAGTTTCATTTCTGCAAATGACACTGTTATTCTTACTATCTCTGGCGGTCAAGCAACCGCTGGATCATACAACGTGTTTGCAAACAATTTGGGTACTGGCACCGTCAGCATCAGCCTACGCAACATTTCTGGCGGTTCGCTGTCAGAAGCAGTAGTGATTAACTTTGCAATCATTCATTGCATATAATTAATTTGGACGGCTTTCGGGCCGTCCATTTTTAATAGTTTTATGGGGATTTTGGCATGGCTACGGCTGGTGAAACAATCAACGGTTCGCTTAGACTTCTAGGTGTTCTGGCAGAAGGCGAAACTCCATCGGCTGAAACGTCGCAGGACGCACTGCGCGCCATGAACCAGATGATTGATAGCTGGAACACTGAGCGCCTCGCTGTCTTCTCGACACAAGACCAAGTCTTCACATGGCCTTCTGGCGTACTTAGCCGCACGCTTGGGCCAACCGGCAACTTCGTTGGCAACCGCCCTATCTTGCTGGATGACGCTACATATTTCAAAGACCCTAGCTCTGGTATTAGCTACGGCATCAAAATGATTAACCAGCAGCAGTATGATGGCATCGCGGTCAAGACCGTGTCCTCTACGTTCCCGCAGGTTATCTTTACCAACATGACGTATCCTGACATTGAGATGTTTATCTACCCGCGCCCAACGCGCGATCTGGAATGGCATTTTATTTCGGTCGAAGAACTGACACAGCCAGCGACGCTTGACACTGTCCTTTCGTTCCCGCCCGGCTATCTGCGTGCGTTCCGCTATAACCTAGCGTGCGAATTAGCACCTGAGTTTGGCGAAGAGCCGTCACCACAAGTTCAGCGCATAGCTATGTATTCCAAGCGCAACCTGAAGCGCATCAACAATCCTGATGACATCATGTCGATGCCATACAGCCTTATTGCATCGCGCCAGCGGTATAACATTTTCGCAGGAAACTACTAATGAAGACGCCCATACTGGGCAGCGCGTATGTGGCCCGTTCAGTAAACGCTGCCAACGCACGCATGGTAAACTTGTTTCCCGAAGCGGTGCCAGAAGGCGGCATAGAGCCGGCGTTTATCCAGCGTTGCCCCGGCTTGCAACTTCAGCAAGTTATTGGCACAGGCCCGATCCGCGGGCTGTGGGCGCACCAGACACGCGGCGATGACTTTTACGTCGTATCAGGCTTTGAAGTTTACAAGCTGTCTAGCCTTACTGGAACGCCCACTAAGCTGGGCGACGTAACCGGCACTGGCCCTGTGTCC